AATTCACTGCGTACACTCGATGATGATCGTTACCGTTTTGGGGATTACTGAAGGTCATCTTCGCGTTATCGATACGACTGAAGTTTAGTGACCCTGTGGGTTGCATCTTGCTCATAGTCACGCAGAACGGCCAAGAGAATGTGGCGAGATCGTCGAGGATGTTATCGGGAATATCCGTGGTGTGCATCTCGGAAACGACGTCGTGGTGATACACGTCAGAAGTGTTCTCGAATAAGGCGACACCGTTGATGTAGAGAGACGAAGTTCCGAATTTGAAACCGTCAGTGGCATGGTTCCACGCAGCATTCTTGGCGTTACCTGAAACGACGTGGATGGACTTTACGGGGTGATTGAAGTAGCTGATATCAATATCCTTATCGGTTCTACCCAATCTCTGGTTTTGCACCTGGGTAATAAGCAGTTCGTGCTCGTTGTCGGTGAAGAACTTTCTCTCATCTGTGTCTACGTAAATGTAGTTACCAAACACCTTGGGTGTTGAAGAGGGGGTAAAACCATCTCGACACTTGACACGGATCTCGACATCATGATACTGGAGCGCAAGGAGGGGAAGGGCCTTGGTCCAGTCTTCACCGAAGAAGAATGGCAACATGTAGTAATTACCCCCGTGGTTCTCCTTCCTGTGGTTGAGACTTACACAAAAGGAGGCTTTAGAGGCAGAATCCCTCATGAGGGGATTGTGAACACCCTGGATGAATAAGGAATCCATGGTGGTGACCATCTGCCCCCCGATCCACAGGGAAAATTCTGTGAGGTCGGTGGCGGTCCTTTTGAAAAACCCATTATCATTATTTTGTGTAGAAGCGATGTTATCGGCTTCGATCCACACATAACTGAGTAGATCACCTTTGGAACGAACGGGAATGATCACTTCGTTACCGGAACCAAACGTGCCGATGTAATCCATGCGCTCTGGCTTCATAGCAAAGTTGGTATAACGTTTATAGTTTTGACGAAAAAAACTTACTTCAGGTTGACCAGTAATGTAGACATCCTGGGCACCTACAGAAACAAGTTCTATTAAAGCGGCAGACATTTTACTAATAAATGATATTAAAATTTTGGGTATATTTTAACATATATGGTAGTATTTCAAGCCCTTACTTGGGAGGCTAGAGATTCAGATGATGAACACTTGATCAGCATTTTTGGAAAGACAGAGGATGGTAAATCTATTTGTGTGACGACTGAGTTCAAACCATACTTTTTTGTAAAGTTGCCACGTGGGACTGAAAAGGGTAACGTTGAAATTCTCTATGACAGGTTGAACTCGATGAAAAAAGATTGCCTGACTGGTTACTCACTAACAAAACAAAAAGATGTCTGGGGGTTTCAAAATAACGAGGAATTTTTCTTCATGCACCTGACTTTCAAAAATCTAGAATCTAGACGTAAAGTTAACTCGGTTTTCATGTACAATAGTGCGTTTAGTAAATACCACGTCTATGAATCCAATATAGACCCTGTCCTGAGACTTATGCATAGGACTGGTATCCAATCCACTGGGTGGTTGGACACCGGGACTAAGTGTGTCCGATCCCACCTGGCAAACGTGAACATCGATCTGTGGTGTAATGATTGGGCTGATTTAACACCGGTGAATCGTGATGACATTGCACCGTTTGTGGTAGCTTCATTTGATATTGAATGTAACAGTTCTACTGGTAAATTTCCAGATGCAAATGTCATTGGGGATGCCTGTTTTCAGATTGCCATTACGTTATGTAAATTTGGATCAGATGAACCTTATGAGACGACTTGTTTGTGCTATAAAAATACATCTGGTGAGAACGTCACGAGCTACGAGACGGAAAGGGAGCTCCTATTGGCTTTCAAGGATTACGTGCAGGAAAAGGATATTGACATCATGACTGGGTGGAATATATTTGGCTTCGATCTCGATTATATCTACAAGAGAGCAGCTATGAACAGATGTGGGATGGATTTTTACCAGTTGGGGAAACTAAAAAACACAGAGTCCCACGTGGTTCAAAAGAAGTTAAGTTCTAGCGCTTTGGGTGACAATTTTCTCAATCTGTTACCCATGCCTGGACGCTTCATCTTTGATCTTTTCCATGAAGTCAAAAAGGGATACAAATTGGATTCCTACAGCCTGAATAATGTCTCAAAATTATATCTAGGTGATCAAAAAATTGACATGGCACCGAAGGAAATGTTCAAACGTTTCAACGAAGGGGACCCCGTAAAGTTGGGTGAAGTCGCCGACTACTGTATCAAGGATACACTCCTCCCCCACAAACTAATGAAGAAGATGTGTATTTTACTAAACCTGGTAGAAATGGCAAAAGCTACTTGGGTCCCAGTGTCGTTCTTGGTTGAGAGGGGTCAACAAATTAAGGTGTTCAGTCAACTCTCTAAAAAGGCTAGGGAGTTGGGATATATGGTCCCAACATTTAAGTACGGATCTCTCCCTGAAGAACAATACGAGGGAGCCACAGTTCTAGAAGCCCAAAAGGGTGCATACTACACACCTATCACGGCCCTAGATTTTGAAGCCCTATACCCGTCAATCATGATGGCTCACAATTTGTGTTACTCCACATATGTCATGGATGAGAAGAGGTATGGAGATATTGATGGGATCAAATACGAGACGTTCAACATCGGGGATAAAACATACAAGTTTGCCCAAGATGTCCCAAGTCTACTACCGGCCATTCTCACTGAACTGAAACAATTTCGTAAGAAGGCTAAGAAGGATATGGCAGCAGCTACGGGCTATATGAAAGAAGTCTACAACGGTAAACAGTTGGCCTACAAGATCTCGATGAACTCTGTATATGGTTTTACAGGTGCGGGAAAGGGGATCCTCCCATGTGTCCCAATCGCATCGACAACCACGTGTAGGGGTCGTGGGATGATTGAGGAGACTAAGACCTATGTTGAGGCGAACTTCCCCGGTGCTAAGGTGAGGTATGGTGATTCAGTCACACCCAACACACCTCTACTCATTCGTCGTTATGGAGAAATCAGAACATGTAGGATTGATTCACTCGTGGAATATTACGAGACACGTGACGACGGTAAAGAAGTGGCTACTATAAACGCAGAAGTATGGACTGAAAAGGGGTTTACCCCCATTCATCAAATCGTGCGACATAAAACAACAAAAGATATACATCGTGTACTCACACACACTGGTATTGTCGATGTGACAGAAGACCACAGTCTGCTTCTCGAAAACAAAGAGATGATTAAACCTACAGAAGTGAGATTGGGTACTAAATTACTTCATGGTGCTTGTGTATACTCTTTCGGTGAAGAGAATAATTCGGTCACTGTCGAAGAAGCAAAGGTTATGGGTTTCTTTTTCGGTGATGGTTCGTGTGGTAAATATGGTTCAAAATACACATGGGCTCTGAATAACACAAACATACAGTTTCTGAACCAGATGGCTGATCTCTGTTCATTTGAGACCCGGATGTATGACACTATCAAAAGTAGTGGAGTGTACAAATTGAATGCAATCGGTGACGTAAAAAGTGTAAGTCTAAAGTATCGCGCTCTCTTTTACAATTCACACAAAGAAAAAATTATACCTTCGTGTATTTTGAATGCACCCATCGAAGTTATCCAGTCTTTTTGGGAGGGATACTACATGGCAGATGGTGACAAAGACAAAAACGGTTACACACGAATGGATATCAAGGGTAAAGAAGGTTCTATGGGAATGTATATTTTAGGGGTACGCCTTGGATATAATGTATCTCTCAACACTCGAGTAGATAAGCCAGATGTGTATAGACAGACGTGGACAAAGAGTACACAGAGAAGGAATCCTATAGCGATCAAGAAACTTGAGCATATTGGTACAACCGATGGATACGTTTATGATCTAACCACAGAGTGTCATCATTTCCATGTCGGTCCGGGTGAACTCGTTGTGCATAACACTGATTCTGTCATGGTTGAGTTTGATGTTGGGGACCGTAAAGGGGTGGAAGCTATTGAGTACAGTTGGGAGATTGGTGAGAGGGCTGCAGAAGAATGCAGTGCCCTCTTCAAGAAACCAAATAACCTAGAACTTGAGAAGGTGTACTGGCCCTATTTCCTATATTCTAAGAAGAGATACGCGGCAAAGCTCTGGACGAAGGGGAAGGATGGAAACATGAATATGGATTACGTTGATGTCAAGGGTCTACAACTCGTTCGTCGAGATAATACACCCCACATGAGGGAAGTTTGTAAGGAACTATTGGATGTTATTTTAAAATCTGGTGATACAGGTCCACCGATGGAGTTGGCGAGGAAACGCGCTAACGAACTTCTGGGTGGTGAAATTCCAAATGACAAACTTATTTTAAGTCAGGGTCTCTCCGATAGTTACAAAGTTGGGGGGAAAAGTGTTTCTATAACAAGTCCTGCAAGTATCAATATCAATCAAGCACATGTTCAAGTTGTGAACAAAATGAGAGAGCGTAAACCCGGTTCTGAACCACAATCAGGTGACAGGGTCCCGTATCTACTCACAAAAACAGATAACCCGAGAGCAAAAGCGTTTGAAAAATCTGAAGACCCCAAGTATGTGGAGGAACACAACGTACCGATAGACTACCACTACTACTTCGTGAATAAATTTCTGAACCCTGTGTGTGATCTCTTGGACCCGTTATACGAGAATACCAAGCAGGAGATATTCGGTGACATAATCGATTCCTACAAGCCCCCAGCCAAGAAGAGAGAGCCAGCCCTAAGCACTATGAAGAAGGAACAACTCATCGAGGAATGTAAAAAACATAGCCTCGCCGAAGATGGTAAAAATGTAGAACTCAGGGAACGTATTAAGGAATATAGGGATCGAAAGAATTCTGTTGATGACCTATTTAAAACTTACGAGCAAGGTACAAGTAAGTAAAGCATGACTGATATCAATGCAAGAGTCAAAAAACTTGTTCATCGTTTAGAAAACGATCTAAATGAACTGATTTGTGAATCTGTTGAAGATGGTATCAGTTCATACCACGACGAAAAATTAAACCAAACATTAGAAAATATATCTAAAAAACATCAAATATCGTTGGAGTTACTACTCCGTGACATCCCAAAAATTGAGGGAGTAGACCGATGCAGAGGAATAAAACCGGGAGGGGTTAGGTGTTCATTCAAAGCTGGTGAAAATGGATACTGTAAGTTCCATCAACGGCAAGGTGAAAATGTGCAACCGAGATGTCTACCTAGTTTACAGCTACATAACCATGGATCTGAAAAAATGTTCGTTCGTGGGTGTCCAGGTTGTGAACAAAAGGGACTTATAGAATTAGGGCGTTTATTTTCTAATGACTAAAACAAGCATTCTACTATCTTCAATAAATCAATTCTACACAGATGAATCTAACAGGAATAAGCTACTGACAATTTTAAACAAGACTGGAGGAATTTCTCTAAGAAATCTCGAATGGTTTATTACAAATTATGCCAAGAAAAACAACACTTCATACAAGACTCACGACGGTAAAATTTTTACAGTGCACTGCGCATATAAATCTAGCCTCGATGGGTATAGTAAAAAACTATTTGATCCCTTCTGTAGGGCTGAAAAATTTACGTATCAAATCCCTGTAACATCTCATGAAATTCAAACGACTCTCGCTCAATTAAATTTCATCAAATGGTGTATAAAAAATAACATAATCGATTACATTTACAACAATAAACAAAACCTATTCACTAAGTCGTGTAATCAAAAACTTGTGACATGACACCGTCTTTTATGCGAATAAAATTCATCGTTTTAGCTAAAATATGAAAACGTCTATTATACCCACCACTTTTGAACAGGTTTCCGTATAATATAGGTTCTTTTACAGTGCTAAAGTTGACATGACCAGATGCGTCACTGTCATTTGGGTAGAGTGCAAAACTATAGGAGTAGAACCTTCTCGTGATTGGGGTATTTCTGTGGTGCAATCTCGGTTGGAGGATTCTCAAAAAGTGGGGGGACCCCGTGTGCTCATCCAAAATTTCCTCACCGTCGAATGTCATAGTCAGATAGTTTAAGTGTTCCCATTTGAGAGCAGGATCCACAGATACACCATCTGAATTCACAGGAATCTCATTGTAACTCGAAGTGTCACCGAAGGCGTTATTTTCTGTATAGAGACAGAAAAAGTACAACTCTTGGACTAAATTTGTAAAGTTCAAACGAGTTTTGAATTTATTTTCATCCCCATCAAGTGACACGTCGTCGTATTGGATTTGTGTAATCGCAAACTCGAAGTCCTGGTTCACGACCTTAATTTTCTCAACGGGATCCAAAAATATACACTCTGTAGACAATCTTAGATCATACGGCTTGTATGTAACTAAATCCGTAGCCGTAGCTCCGAGATGTTTTCGTTCTCCTACGAATGGCGGGTTTGAGGGGGGGGCTGATACACATATACACTCGTCTACGTTGCGGAACTTGACCTCTACTTCAATTTCCTGTTGTCTAAGTGCACACACTGGAACTGCGAGCTCTGGGTGATTGTGGAAGTAAAACGGTATCTCGATGCAGACGTCCCCTCCGAGTTGTCTGGGGTATGGTCCCGGCTTTGAAGTTCTATTATTGATTACGGCTGGGTTTGAGCTCACGTCACGTTTGCATAAGTCGAATAAGTTGACTTGTTTTGTAGTTGGGTATTCAAGTTCGTTATGTAAATCTAAATACTCAGTTGTGAGGTGTTGAATGACAATACCACCAACGGAGAGAGTCACGTACTCTATAAAATTACACGCCTCACCATAAATATAGTGACCATTCTCATTTACACCCGCAGCTAGAACTATATCAGGTAAACTGAACATGAGATTAACACCCTTTAGGACATCACAGTGGTCATATGGGATGCTAAATTTGTGTATTTCACCGTACTCTACGTCTTTATCAGATTCGATGTCGATAAATTGTAAAGAAAAATTCGAGTGTTTCTTGAAGTTTTCTTTAAAAAAGGTAAACTCGGGAACTTCCGTTGTGTAGCGGTCTAAAAGACCTCTAGACTCAAGTTGAATAACCCCAGCCATACTAATATAAGACTATTAATAAAATTTTAAGCCCGCTAACCCAGAGTCAAATGACAGAATGTTATAGTTTAGGGCGTATACACGGATTTGTGTTTCTTGAGACGAATACGTTCTGGTAATCTTATCTCTTTGGTTAACAACATACTTGTCGGTATCCTTAAACTCGATTGTAAACTTTTGGTGGATAATCCTACTCATGTTCAGTTGCCCTGTGGGATTGCTATCCCCTGGATCGAGGGAAAAGGAATACATACCGAACTGTGATTCTCCAAAATCGGGTGTATTTATGTGATTTTTGAACGGCTGAACAACAGATAAGAAGTGTCCATTTTTCCTAAAGAAGATGACGTTATTTAAACATAACTCAGCAGTCTTGATTTGTCTGAATTTATAATTGTTTATTTCATCGATTGAGTTGGTATATATGGGTTCTCCTAGAAACAATAACTCTTTTACGGGGTGTTTGAAATCGAGTAAGAATACCTTTTTGTCAATTCCTGGTTGCATCCTAGTTTCGCGGAGCTGCACCTGAGTTATCAGATACTCCATGCGATGTTCCTGGAAAGCCTTACGTTCCAATTCACCCAAGTATACGTGTTCCGTTGTCAATACTATCTGATCAATGAATTTCTCAGTAACATCGTTTATGGGGGGTAAAGATACACTAGTAGCAGATTTGTACGAATAATATTTATCTCTACTCACAAGTTTTATTCTCACCGACACCTGTTGTTTACTAAGTTTACACAATGGAATAGCTGACTTGTTATTTCTTGTGAAGTAAAAAGGTAATTCTAATGACAACTTGGTGGGATAATACCCCTCTGATACAGCACCCTCACCACCCCTGTATGCTTTGATATCACGGTGTTGATCGGATGTCTCCAGTTTATTTCGCATGTAGATATATTCACCGGTAAGAGTGTCCACGACTTGTTCCCCTATTAACAATTCCGCGTATTCCACGAGTTTTGTGAGAGGGTTCCCAACTGCCAATATCGCATCATAATCAGGCCTCCACGACACAGTCAGTGCAATAGAATTCAATAGGTCACTCTTATTACTGGGTATTCTAACGGTCAAAACTTCACCAAAATCAGGATTTCCCGTAAAGGGGATATCACTGAAATCTATCCCAAACGGTGTGTGTTGTCTAAACGCGTATATGAAGTGTGAATAGTCTGGACATTTAGTGATCCATTCATCCTGAACACCCTTGACACAGAGGTACATTCTATTACTAGGTATCATTTTTTTAATACTCAATTGTCATAAAACCCCTGAGAAAATTGAACTTCTGTAGCTCTAAATAATACAAGGCCAACTCGAACTCACCCGAAAACGCCTGATTGTTACCGGGTGCACCGACAACGTCTAGACCTTCATTAGGTAACAGTTTGTTTATTTCAAATTCAATTAGGGTTCTATCAGAGTTTAGATTTGCAAAATCTAGGGTTCCAGTGGATTTCTCATGTAGCGGGTGGAGAGCAAAGCTTTGTGTGTATATGTTTATTTTGTCGTCAGTCACACCCAAATCGAACTTATAAGGAACCGCGTACTTGTAGTGTTCGTGACTCTCCATGAGAGTGTTTGGGAAACTTTCACCATTCAAGAAGAAGCGAGCCTTTTTCATTATGGGGGTGTTCCGTGTTATCATTTGTTTAGGATCGTCTAAGAACCCATTAGACCACTGAAATTTTTCTGCACGACTTTTCACAAACGTGACATACCTATGAGTTGCATCATCTTGGGTTGTGAATAATTTATCCCTAAAAAACCAGTGAAACGCTTTCACCTTTGACTTTGGTTCCAAGTTGAGTTTAAATGTTTTATCTGAATTAGGGGTCGTGATAAACGAAGAGTGCTTTTTGAGAACATTTACTAGAATTTCATGACCAGATTCCACCAAGTATAACCTCTCTTCGTGGTTAAGTTTGATCTCTTCCGTTATCAACTGAAAATTGTCCATTGTTATGGTAGTCGGGGTGTTGGGGTGACTATCTTCCGCTCCTTGCCACCACGTTTGTGGATGGAATTCGAGTTCAAACATAATTTTTTGTTTGTGGACTGCACACACGGGGAAATACTGACGATCCTCAACCTCGTTACGAAGCTCGGTTTTTCCGTATTTCCTCGAGAAGAAGAAGGATAGGGGGATTATAAATCTATTCGCGTGTTGGTATTCGGACGGCGCTGATAACCCCGGTGTAAATGGTTTAGACATGTTCTGTAGCACCAGATTACCCTTCCTAGATTGTGGATCCAAATACAGAGACTCGTGGATCATTTCCCAATCATCCGTAATCTCCTCAACCTTGATATCATCCACATACATCGTCGCACGTTTCAGAAAACCACGGCCGAGTGGAGTTGTGTAGTTCACGTCGGTACTCTCCTTCGCTGGTAGATTGACTTTCAAATATAAGTTTGTGAGTAAGTCACCCATGTTTTTAGGATCATATTCAACTTTAATTGTTTGATTGAAAGGCCAGCCCACTACTTGACCTGGATTTAAGACGTTTTTACTTTTGTGAAACTTTCTGAATTCTGAATGTGTTTTTATATTTTGGTAATTAAAAAAGGTTTTCTCGGGGTCTTTGGATAACAGGTAAGTGTCCTGTTTTCCAAAAGCTTTTAAGGAAAGATTGGCAGCTTCACTCATACTTATGTATTGTCTAGATATTTTTAATATCATTCTTCCACATGTCGAAACAACTGGTCGCTTCTAACAAACGGAGTTCTTTTCCGAGCTTGTCTGATTCGTCCATTAGGGCTTTGACACGTTCTTCTGTGTAGTCAACAGTCTTGATGTGTAAAAGATAATCATACGAACCATCAACCTTAGGGAACGTCTGACCAATCTCACACTCAAGGTCTCTCTTCTTCTTCCTGAATACCACAATCACACCCTCGACAACCTTCTTCACAAACTGCGCACGGTAGGAACAGATGTTAGATCTCATCTTCGTACTTTCAATAAGTTGCGCCTTCCTCTTCGTGTAATAGTCCACACGAAGATCCATAAAGTCCAATAAAATCTCTTCAGGGGTATTGTATTTACAAATTCCCTTTGTGGGGTGAAAGAGGTGCATATTTGTGCAACGAACAGTCTTTTGGAGTTTGAGATCCTTCACGATATCCTTGCCCTCATACCCCTGTATGAGAAAGTCGACATCTTCCGTGGTGCTATTATTTGTGAAACTCGTAATGACCTTCTTATCCATTAGACTGTCGAGGTGTTCCTTATAATCTTGGGTCCACCTCCCTGGTGGAAGTTCTGTAACCTTTACAGTAGTCCCTATCACCTGCCATACACCTTCTGTTGTCCACCCGATCGCTTCATCTTCGGAGATACGACCCCTAAAACCTTTGAACCATGGTTTCATTTTCTTGACTTCTTTACCATTCATGAAGTTTGTTATGTTTTCCTTGATGTCTTTGGGGTTGAAAGGTGGAACGTAACAACTGAAACCAGTGCCAATTCCTTCAGTTCCATTGACCAAAACCATGGGAATGACAGGCATGTAGTGTTCGGGTTCGATGGTTCTCCCGTCATCATCGAGGTAGGAGAGAACCGCGTCATCCTTGGGATCAAAAATTTTACGAGTTTCATCTGAAAGTCTCGTAAAAATATACCTCGTCTGAGAGGCATCCTTTCCACCCATGAGACGTGTTCCAAACTGACCACAGGGTTCGAGAAGGTTGATGTTATTGGATCCAGTGTAATCATTGGCCAATTTGACAATTGTCTCAGCCAAGGAAACTTCACCGTGATGATACGCACTCTTTTCAGCCACGTAGGCGGCAAGTTGTGCCACCTTCATCTCATCTCTCAAGTTTTTTTGGAAACATGAATACATGACCTTACGTTGGGAGGGCTTCAGACCGTCAGCCACGTGTGCGATTGATCTTTTGAGATCCGCGAGACTGAAGTTGACTAGGTCCTTGTGCACAAAGTCTGTGATTGTGAGTTGTTTCACACTTCCGTAAGGCACTTCAAGTTCACCTGGTTCCTTCGCGGTGCTCTCTAGGAGCCACGTCTTTCTCGCATCAGCCTTTTTCTTATCAAAAGCCAAAACAATCGATTCATCTGTCATCGTGTCCATATCAAATTGCACAGTGAGCTCCTGAATCTTTTTGAAATATTCCCGCGCCTCTGCGGACGTTGACGTTCCGAGACCCTTGTAGTATTTAATTCTCCAACCAGATTTACCATTTCCATACCAGGAACGAAAAGAGGAGTCAGTGTAAAATGATTTGGTCTCAGAACCCTTCATAGCCTTGATGATGGGGGTCACCATACTCACGACAAAGTTGAGTTTCAGAAGACTTGGCCAGAAGTAGTGGAACATGTTGAGAATGAGACCCTTGATGTGACTTCCATCGTTATCTGCGTCAGTCATGATCATGAGACGACCGTATCGTAGTTCTGAAACGTTTGTGTATTCCCTCCCTTGTTGTAGGCCCAATATCTTCTTGAGGTCGTTGAACTCTTGATTTGATGTGAGCTGCGCGACAGAAACGTCACGGACATTCTTACACTTCCCACGGAGTGGAAACGCACCGTAATGGTCTCGGCCAACAACAGAGAGACCAGCCACTGCCAGTGTCTTTGCAGAGTCACCCTCTGTAACGATGAGGGTGCACTTACTAGATTGAGCTGTACCAGCCTTGTTCGCATCATCCAACTTGGGGATCCCAGTAATCTTGGACTTGCGCGCGCCGTCAGTCTTTTTTAGGTCCTTCATCTCTTTGAACTTCGAGAGCGCTGTAAGCTCATCGGCGATCCCCGTCTTGAGCGCGTTCTTGACAAAGTTCTTGGGGGGATCAAACTTACTCCCAAAATCTTGGGACTTTGAGGTGCATTCAGATTTGACCTGACTCGAGAAGGTTGGGTTTTCGAGGGTTGCTTTCACGAAGATAGTGAAAGCATTCTTCACCTGTTGAGGCTTGAGTTTGATTTTCTTAGCCATGTCCTCGATGATTCCATTCGCGATGTGGTTCGCCACGTGGTCCACGTGAGTACCACCTTTCATAGTGCAAATTCCATTGACAAAAGATACCTGCTCAAGACCATTCTCAGATGGTCCGATACATACGGACCAACGGTCGGTCATGACAGAGGTGACTTCTTGGACACCCTCGTGCATTTTCGCATAGGCTTCGAAGTTTTGTTTGGGAAGAACCTCTCCATTGAACTTCACTTTACAGTTGGGGGTGGTGCAGATGTTGGCATCCCAAACTCTCTTTTGGAAAATGTTATAGATGGTGTCGTCCATCTTGGTCATACCGAAACGCTTCCACTCGGGTGTAAAGGTGATGGCGACTGATGAAGTGGTGCCGGAGTGCTTCTTAATTTTTGGGGGGTCACAGACAGTCATGTTCTTGACCCATTTTTGGGTATAGGTTTGTTTCGTCTCATGATCCTTGATGACCACAGAAAAATTGGTGGAGTAGATGTTAACCAACTTCGCACCGTAACCATTTCGACCACCGACTATGCGCTTTTGGGTATCGTCGTAGTTGGTGCTTGTTAGGAGGTGACCGAAGACAAGTTCGGGGTTCCAGAGTCCCTCTTTCTCGTGCATGTTAACAGTTATACCACCAAGGGGTCCATTGTTCTCGATGGTTACAGAACCCGACTCCTTGTCGATGTTGACAGATATGGAATTGACGTTTTTGGGGTGGAGAGAGTTGCGATCGATAGCGTTTACCAGGATTTCATCGAAAATTTTCAAGAGCGCTGGGGAATATTTAACGTTCTTCTTTGTGAAGCGAGAACCATCGAGAATCCAATAGGGTTCACAACCTTGCTCAACTGGACCTACGTAGGAATCAGGCCTCTTGAGAATATGTTCAATGTGGGTGAGCTTTTGGACACTCTCCATTTTATTTATTATTATTAATACACTTCTATCCTCTAACTTAGGTGTCAAAAATGAAGTTGATCCCGGGATGCGCGTCGCGTCGCGGTTTTTTTCGGTCACGGGTGATGCGATGTTAGGTGTGGGGGTTAATGCACATCATATTTCAATGGTCTATTATGTCTAACTATGCTAATTTGAAGTATGTTCTAAGTTTCAGAAGGATGCCCCTGCCCCTCGATCCACCCCGGAGGCGAACGCGTATGCGCGACACCGTTTGGTTGGAAGTCCCGAGTCCCGCGGGTACCCGTTAATCTAATCATTCGTACTGTGCGTAGTACCTACAGGTCACACAAAATCGTTCTTTACCCCAAAAAAAGAGGGTACAACCTGTACATTCAGCCATGCTACAGGGCTCTTCATCGTCGTCACTCGTAAGGTCGTCAGTGAAGAATATGTCTAAATTACTGACTGATTCCTGTGTCTTGGGGGGCTCTTCTTGTGTCTCAGTCTCGAGAACACATTCGATGGACTGGTCGTTTTTCTTTTTTTGTTGTGTGTGCTTCAAAATGAACCTACAGGTCACACAGAGTCGTGGTTTCCCACCTTGGACCTTAAGTAGAGAGGGGTTACAACTCGTGCACTCCAGTGTGTCACAGGGGTCGTCGTCGTCGTCGTCGTCGCTCGTGAGGTCGTCAGGAAAATATATCTCCAAACTACTGACTGCTTCCTGTGTCTCAGTCTCCAGAACACATTCGATGGACTGAGTTTCGAGTATATCCTCAGCAGATTGAGTCTGTTCGATCGGTTCGTAATCGAGGGACATAGAATTCTGAGGTGACATGGTACGCAGCACCGTGCGCTGAATAATGAAAAATCTCAGCGCGTCGGGGTGAGTTTATATAGAATCGAAAGCCCATAACCTTACCCCTTACTCATCTGACGTGCTGCCTCAACCAAACAGACCATACATGGACCATTATACACCTCACAGGTGTGTTTCCCTCGTTTCCACATTGGGAATTCTTGGTTTATTAAGTCTCCATTCTTGTCTAAAATCTTCACCTTTTTTCTAGTTACCGCAGCTTTCAGAGCCTTATAGTAGTTTCTCTCGAACTTTGTTGACTTTGGGTCACAGACGCTCGGATTAACAACCGGAGAACCCCTCGGTGGGAAGTACATTTTTGGCATTGTTTCCTTTTCTGTGGAAGGGGTAGCTTTGTCAGTTACAAGTTACTCATCTACAACAACTTCCGAGATCACACGTTGAATATCGTTTTCTGTCATAGCCCTAATTTCACATTCATAATCCTCTTCTTCAAGAAGTTCAGTTAAAAGTTTAATGTCACCTTCCTCCTGTTCACAGTCACAGACAGCACAAAAGGCATCATACGTTTCACACGTGTGTTCCCCTCGTTCCCACATCGCAAGGATCTCCATGTCATCATCATCATCATCACCATCATCAACAAGCTTGTCTGTTTCTTCTTTTTTCCCAACTTCAACCCAACCGAGGGATATTTTCTTTTTGTCTAAAACTTGGGGTGTAGTCATTCTTTTGGAAATCGACCCAGAGTTTTGAAATCCCAAAAATTGACAGTCACTTTTTCATGCCCACTGGGCTGCAGCACGATTTTCGTCAAAAATGAGGATTTTCGTACCTGTCGTGAATCGTGTTTGGTGTCATGAGAAATGATTTGAGGATCGAGAATTTCCAGAAAATAAATTATTTCCAGTTTTTTTATGACTCAAAAATGACGAGTCAAAACATGTCTATTTACGACCTTTCGAAACTTTTCCTGGGAATTTCTAAGAAACACACGCCATTCCCTGGGAATTTCTAAGAAACACACGCCACAAGCAATTTTCGACCGTTCGAAGTTTATACCAGTTTTTAATAACTCAAGAATGATGAGTAAAATTACTACCTTTTGAAATTTCTTCCATTTTTTTGTGACTCAAGAATGATGAGTCAAAATGTGTCTATTTACGACCTTTCGTCTTCCAGACACTAAAAAGGCACACGTCATTTTCACTTGACGAATTTTGTCGTTCCCACATTAATGACTCAAGAATGATGAGTTAAAATAATATTTCCGAATTTAGGAGACTTGCAGACAGGATTTTCTAGTACACGTCGAACGTACGACAATCGATGTGGTCATACCTGTGGGGCACATCGAGGCGCCTACGGGTTACCCGACGAGAGCTTGTAGAGGTAAGATTGTGTCACACTCCACACTCCAGGGTTTTACATATTGTTGCACGATATCAGACGTACACCCCTGTCGTCGATCCACCATCGATCGAGGGTCAGACTAGGTGAACGACTTTTTTTCGTCTCGATTGTGGGCACTCCCTGAGGCACCCCCCCCTCCTGTCATGACCCATTCAATCTGTATGATGGGGTTTAGGGTATATCGACCCCACAAACAGTCAATCAGATTGGATGGGGGGTCATCCATGGCTGGAACAACGAGCCCCAGGGTCATCGAGTGCCCAGATCGAGACGAAAAAAACCTCGATGTGGTCTACGACTTTGACTTCGTGGATTAGGGGTTTGATTATTTTTTTGTTCTAAAAAACCGTAACTGATCAATTTTTTTATTTCTCTTTTTAGGGGTATGAGTTCAACACTAGAAAGCTCGTCTTCAAGTGGCAGTTCGCCTGAGAAACCAGAGGAGATTCTCAGTCCACCCAAGCTCGCAATGAGTGAGATCTCCCACTCGATGTTTGGCGCGATAGTCGAGTCTGGCTTCGGCCCAGAGGCTCGTGTGGTTGACCTGAAATCGATACTCAACAAAGAACCACTCCCGAGGTGTCCGATAGGTAACGGGCTGTATCTAGAAACCACAGAACTCACTGGAATGTATGGTCGATTTACATCGGGCTTTTCTCATACTCTCCGATATGGAAAACTGGGTAATATCAATGAGAATTTCTTCACAGTGCAGATTATTGGTCGTGTCTCTCACGATAACGGTGCAAGCAAAAAGTTTTCATTCAATATATACGCAAACGGAAAATGTAGGTTCTCCAGTGGCTACATGGGATCCGACGTTGACCCTCAACCAGGTGCTATTCGTCGTTTCGTTATAGATGCATACACTAACAAGGATGCATTCTTCTACAATGAAATCAAGCTGACTAATGCATCTAGTCAATTCAAATTTAACGGTCATGTTACCTGTATGGATTCCCTGGATCTGGCTTGCGCTGGGGGAAAACATGGCGTTGTAAGTGTGGTATACGAGCCAGAACTGAAACCTAATGCTCGCCTCGAACTCAGAGAAGGTGTGAAAATATCTCTATTAAAAGATGGGAGTGTTCAAATACTTGGTGCGGATGATGCTTCAAGATTCACAGAGGCGTACACTATCACAAAACAATTCTTGCATAGCGTTGATCTCGACAATCAAATCACCGTGACTGGCACTTTTACAAAAAAAAGTAAAAAAAAGACACGTCAGACCCAGTCAGACCCAGTCAGACCCAGTCCCAAAAAGCAACTCACCCACGAGGCAAAAACCCTAGGGGTCGTGAACTTCCGTGTTGGCAAGCATCAAGCTACCCGTAGTGCCAGCTGTGGTGATATTCGTGAGATGATTTCAAGAAACAAAGACTCGTTGGACAAGGAAATCGCGATGTGTGAGAGATTTATGGAGACTAGCGATTTCGATGAGGGAAATTTTTAATATTAAAGATCACACCCTCGATATTGCATACAAGGTGAAAACCCGTAAACAGGTTTTAAATTCATAGACACTTCACGATCATGCTCACGGATATTTTCAAAAGTATTTGCCTTATACTCCTCGAATGCTGAATTGAGTGACGGAATCTTGAACTGTACTTCAACCAGTCGTCCTGTTGCTGGTTTGTGTCTACCCCGTTGAGATGGCTTCACCACGACGTGGTATAGATGGTGTTCGTAGTGCACACCACATGATGCACACCTATCAACCTTCAGACTCTTTAGAAAGGGGTTAGCAGTCACGATGTTCCAACAGTTGCCACACCTTTTGTCACTGTCCCACGTGACAGAATATTGCTCATCGATCTCGTCTGTGTCGTCTATGATCGATTCCTGTGTCTCTGGTTCGAATACGTACTCGATGGAGTGAGTTGGCTCATTGGGTTCGTACTCAATCGACTTCGAGGGGTTTAGGATCTGCTGTGACGACATGGTCGACATAGTGCTGTGCGGTGTGAAGTGAAGACACATCGAGGTTTTTAGAGGAAAAGACCAAAATCTGAGAAAATCCATGAAAAAGCCTAAGTCAATAGATCTCAAAATCTTCGAAAAAGCCTAAGTCGGACACACGTGGATAAAAAAATGAGTTACAGACACCTGCGCAGAAATTCGAATAAAATGAAGTGAGAAATGTAACTCCTACATCCCGAGTTAAAAATCACAAAATTCAAAAAATACGCGCGAAAGTTCGAATAAAAAAAGGCGGGAAATATATAACTCCTTAATGATGAGTTAAAAGTGTAATATATACTATTGTATCGTAACTTAGTCATGCATTTACGTAAATAATTAAAAAATGTACCTAAGTCAGTTTGTCCGCGCGAAAAAAACGTCTTACGGATACTTTTTTGACAGGTGGTTCGATTGACTGTCGAGTACACACTGAGACACACACACACACCTGGTGACATACCAGACGAAAAGTTTACGTTTCAAGTAAGAGGTAAGAGAGCACCATATACGTGGGTTTCAGGTCTTTTCATGTCGAGTGAACCATTGTTCGATGGTGGGTGCCCACAATCGACGACAGTTAACATCGAGTTTTTTCGTGTCGATTCGGGTGGTCCACGACCACCCCACCTTGTCATGACCCACCCATTCAATCTGATTGATGGGGATGCTATATTGACCCCACAAGCAGTCAATCTGATTGAATGGGGTCATTGATGGCTGGTACAACGAGCCCCAGGGTCATCGTGTGCCCACATCGATGTGAAAAATAACACGTGACTTATTGTTTCGTTTCGAGCAATCGAGTTTTTTTCGTCTCGATCTGGGCACTCGATGACGACCCCACCTTGTCATGACCCACCCATCCAATCTGATTGATGAGGATGCTAGATTGACCCCACAAGCAGTCAATCAGATTGGATGGGGGGGGGTCATCGATGGGTGGAACAACGAGCCCTGGGTCATCGAGTGCCCACATCGAGACGAAAAAGGGTGTCGTGTGGTCCTAAGTCGGACACTTTCCCATAACCCACCAAAGTTTTTTTACTGACCAAATTATTTTTATTTTCAGGAGTATGAGTTCCTTTTCACAGTTTGAGTCTGACGAGGTTGATATCGATTACGACGAGATACTCAATGAGCTGGGCTTGGTTGAACCCAATTATGAGATACTCAATGAGCTCGAGCCATTTGGACTCGAAATGACTGAGCCCTCGTACTCGATGTTCTGCGGGTTAGTCGAGTCTGGCTTCGAAAAGGACCGCGTGGTTGACCTGAAATCGATACTCGAAAGAGAACTACTCCCGAGGTCTCCGATAGGCAATGGACTGTATCTAGAAACCACCGAACTCAAGGGAGTGTATGGTCGATTTACACCAGGGTTTAGACATACTCTCGAATATGGCAGACAGGGTGATATCAATAACCCTAAAATCTTTACGGTGCAGATTATGGGCCTTGTCTCTGATGATCATGGTGCAAGCAAAAAGTTTTCCTTCAACATCTACACAAATGGAAAATGTAGGTTCTCCAGTGGCTTCATCGGGTCCAATATTGACCCCCAACCAGATGCCATTCGTCGTTTCATTATTAATTCATATACTGACAAGCAAGAATTCTTATACAACCCTATTGTGTTGAATAATACATCTTGTCAGTTTCAGTTTAACGGTCATGTGAAATGTATGACACACCTGGCACTTGAGTGTTGTGATGGGAAACATGGTGTCGAGAGTGTGTCATACGAGCCAGAATTGAATCCTATTGCTCGCCTCGACCTCAAAGAAGGTGTAAAATTATCCATCACAAAAACTGGGAACGTTCAAATACTTGGTGTGACTAATTCTTCCGCGTGTACTATCGCACAAAAATTCCTGTGTAACCTTTATCGTGACACAGAACTCATCGTAATCGAGGATTTTACGAGGAAGGGTACGAAAAAGGATAAGAAGACAAAGGTCACTCCCAAATCACGACTCATTGATGTAGCGAAAAAGCTTGGGGTTGTGAACTTCCGTATAAAAAAGGACAACTCTACCAGGAATGCCAAAAAAAATGAAATTCTCAAGATGATTTCCGAAAAACTCCTTAAAGGTAAGAGAGGTGATAACACTAAATGAATGACGTCCTAGAACTTAAAATGTTAATAAACAGGGTTCTCCTTCCAAGGTTGCGTAAATTGGAAGATGAAGTCAGCACTCTCAGAAAGCACACGTGGCCATATGTCCAAGCGAAAAAGGAGGCGACTCAACTTGATGACATGAATTCCAAAATTGAATTCTTCAAGAATTTGGAGGACCCTATCATCTGCGACTTGTTGGGTCGGAAATCGAGAATAGCTGTATCTGGTTTCCAGGGAAGGGAGTACGATATTATAAAATCTAACATTTAATATATAACATGGCTCTCATTTTATTAGCTTTTATGTCCTCCCTTTCTTTATCTCTTTCTACTGTTACGGGTGTATATGCTGGTGGTTTCATCCCTGCGACAGGACCTCATATTCGAAAAATATCAGGGGCGAGTAATCTTTTTTCGTCAGGAAATATGGATTTCTACGACAAACATTTAATTGACCCGGCCAATCTCACCCAAGATTCCATTTTGTACGCAAATAAAGAAGAAGAGGTTGACAAGTTTTGTTATGATTGGAAAACCTTTAACGCGTGGTTAGAGAATCCGGAAACAGATCTTTCAAAAGAAGTATTTACACTAGGGGGGATGAAAGCATCAGGTGATGTAACGAGAGAAGCTTTTGGAGAACGTGACCAAGTACACTTGGAGGGAAGTGTCGCGGAGTATTGTATGCTCTGTAAAAATGAAAGTTCTTAAAAAAAATTATCAGTCTTGTACATATTAACCGTGAATGGGTCAGTTTTACCAGTGACTGAAACTGCCTCATTTCCATATAGCTCACGGCATCCAACATCGTCCATGCAGTCTCTCGATTCGTGACTCAAGGGAATTGGATACAAGTTTTCTCCACCAGTGGTTGTGTAGTAATGGTATCGATCGCGGCGACCGCGAACCTCTTTTCCGTAAAGGGGTCGGGTCTCACCCCCCTCATTGGTTAAGAGACCCATCTGCTGCATAAATCCTGGTTTGTATAACTTCACAGGGGGTCCACGAAATTCTGGTTCTCGTCTTGGTACCATCGTTGGTAGCCTCGGTGGCACTGGGAGTGGACTTGGGGTCGGCGTTTTTACCGTGACAACTTTGGGATAATACCACATATACGCGACTGCCACTGTTAAAACGAATAGTATGATCCACGTGATCTGTGTCTTGGTTTTGTTTTTCATTACAATTACTGAGATTTAAATTAAAGAAGAGAATTCTTTAATTTGAAGATGAGGGTATTGGCTATAGACATTGGATATCACAACTTGGGTATTGTTCTCGCTGAATCCGTGGTGGGTCCATCGATAAAGGTTGAGTATATGAAGAAAGTAAGTCTCGCAGACTACAAGCACTTGAAAAGTAATGATATGGTAGACTTAGTTCCTTTATTTGTAGAAGATCACAAAGGTATTTTCGACTCAGCTGATAAAATACTTATAGAGAGACAACCCCCGGGTGGATTTACAAATATAGAAATACTGTTACATTACATGTTTAAGGATAAAGTTCTTCTCGTTCACCCGACGAGTATGCACACTCATTTCGGCATAAGGCATCTGGATTATGAAGAACGTAAGGAAAGAACCACGTCAATAGCTGAGAGACATTTAAAATTTGAGATCCCATATGAGAGGAAACATGATATAGCTGATGCATTGTGTATGATAATCTATGATAATTTCAAATCCACTACGCACGCTTTTGATAGATTTCGCTTTGCTTCAACGTGAGCAAGTGCCTGATACTTTCTACTGCGAAAGGCTCGATGTTATAGAGAACAGCGATGATACCTAAGGCAATTGCAATCTTGATGAAAATACCACTCTTCTTGAAGAACATGTCAATTATCCTGTGTAGAAAGAGATTGGGCAGCGCAAAAGCGACGATTAGAGAACCGAGTGCTGTTGCGAGTGCATCACTCTCGCTACCAGTCTTCTTGAATTGTTTGACGGAGAGCATCGCTATCGAGGTCAGCGCGACGAGGTCAATCAACACCTTACCAATCTCCTGACCGAAGGTATCCGCGTTGTGAGGGTAAATCGAAACCTGGGGATGGATAGATGCCGCTCCTGCGAATTCATTCGCGAACGCACCGAGCTTGTACAACATCATTTACTATTAGTATTTATTTTTTTCTTCAACGTAGTACCTTCAACCGTAAATCGTTCAGCATCGCTACAATCATGAGTGTTAACACACATGGAATGAGGTATTGTAAAATCATTTCAAAAGTAATTAAGACGCGTTCTGCTGCTGTGACACTTCTTTCCACAACCCCAAATATCGTTCCCACGACAACGAACGGTGTGTAAATAATTTGGATCAAACATTTATTGATTTCTCTTCGCATGCTTATCATTTTCATGATACGATCGTGACTAGCAAATAGTTGAGCATATTTCTCAGTATGTATGAAATAGAGTTGAGTAAAGTTGTACTGGTATTTTAGATACTGTTCATACACACTGACTGAATTCAACGTAGCTGCTAGGAGCACAATACCTAATAGACAAATATGCCTGTACATACATTGTTTAGAACCCAAAACTTTAATGCCTATTGGCACTATCCCTAGCTAATTTATCAACCTCTTCATTTTTTGGGTTTCCGTTATGTGCCTTGACCCACCTCCACTCGACGAGTTTCAGTTTATTACGTGCTTCATCGAGAGCAATCCACAAGTCCTTGTTTTTGACAGGTGCACCTGTGGAAGTCTTCCACCCGTTCTTCTTCCACTTGATGATCCACAGAGTAATACCGTTCTTCACGTAGTTGCTATCCGTAAATATACAAACCTCTTGGAAATCCCTCATCGAACATTCCTCGAGGGCTTTGAGAATCGCTGTCATCTCCATCTGATTATTTGTTGTGTCAATCTGTCCACCAGATAGTTTAAACTGATCACTAACCACACCCCAGCCACCACGTCCAGGATTACCGAGACAACTTCCATCAGTGTATACCTCATACATGTTTTTATAACGAAGTGTTCTTTTAAGTATTTTTAGCCTCGGCGATCTTTTCTCGTCTCACTTTCTCAGGGACCAGTTTTTTTAGCCATAATTTCAAGGGTTTAGAAAGTGTTTCAGGTGTCCACCCCGGCAACCTGGGAGACTTACTAATCCCATCCATAAGTACACGTATTCCACTTTCGAGGTTGTCGTCATCGGGTTCTTCGGGATCTTCCGTCGCCCACCCCCCGATCTGTCCCAAATAATTAGGGAAGTTTGCCACGAAATATCGATCCACTCTCTTATCTTGAAGGTTCTTGAGCCATAATTTCAAGGGTTTAGAAAGTGTTTCAGGTGTCCAAAAACTCCCCAAATTGGGTTCCTCAGTTTCGGTTATTCTAATCCCATCTTCAAGTAAACCTATTCCAGTTTCGAGCAAGTCGTCACTGGGTTCTTCGGGATCTTCGGGATCTTCCACCCACCCTTCGATCTTTC